CTCTGTGTGTAAGATATCCGTTACAAACAGGTCTTCCAGCTTTGTGGCTTTATCGAAGGTGTCCTCGATTCTTGCCACGTCTAACGGGGAGGCGCTCAGGTTGTCACAGACAATCCTGAGGGTGTAATCCTTATCAGTGGGGCGGACGAATTGTGTGTCCGGTGCGTACTTAGCCCAGTAGGATTGGTCAACTACTGTGGCAGCATATTGGCGATGGTGTGTTGGTTTTACCGACTCTGGTGGCGCTGTGATGCGCACCACTGCCTTAGCCCAGCTACTAATAACTGGGGTGTCCGAGTCGGTGGCCAATATGCCAAGTGCTTTGCGGTACAAAACCAAACTGCATGGAACGATCCTAGGTGTTGCACTGAGGTGCAATTTACGGAATTGTCGCAGTACGTCACAGATTGATTCATCTGTTGTCCAAGGATCAAGATAGATTCGTCCAAGGAAGGGTACTGGGTTTCCGGCGTCGATCGCCTCGGCTTTAAATGACATGCCGAACTTGGCTACTGTGCGCATGAGTGTGTTTGGGGGGAGGTCAAATGTGACACCATCATCACCACCATAAACACCCAATGCTTCGTACGCCTCCTGTGGCCCAAAATGATGTCGTAGGGCGCAATAGTTGAGGTAGGCGTTAATAGTTGAGCCAAGAACGCTAGTTATGACTGAACCGGACAAAATAGTGTCTCCGGTGTCATACTTGATGCCATGAGCAGTGGTTGCTCGAATGTGCCGTTCTTTGTTTTCCAAGCGTCTGATTGCGTCGTGGTATGATCGTGGATAGGCACGTAACATACAAGCGAGAAAGAGATCTCGCAACACAGCGCGTACAGAACCGTCTAGTTTGTCCGCGTCAGTTGGTACAGCATACCGGGCAAATTGTGCCTTGCGGTGTAGCAGTGCGCTAATTTGGCGTGGTGTTTTGCCAAATGCGTACCAATGACTAGCTTTAAGTACGTTGTCCATGAAAGGGTACATGAACTGTCCCAAGCTGAAGTTGTGGTCCATAGGCAACGTTGATATGTTGCGTGGATGCACGACCTTAGGGTAAGCTTCAGCTTTCTGAAAGGATTTAACCTTCGGATCATCCATGAGCATGGTGTTCTTCACCTGCTGTAAAAGCGCTCGTTGGGATGGTCGGTTAAACTTCGCTGCCATTTCATCATGATTCAGCGGTGCTAAGGTTTCGACGGAGGTTTCCGGGACGAGGTGACGACAAAACTCGTCAAAGAACGTGAAATAGATGGGCGGTAATTTCGGTTCTTTGTTCCGGGGCTCATTAATGCGGCCCTCGATGCAAGCTGCATCGTTGTTGTACGACTTGGCTGGTGAGAACGTGTTACCACAGTAACCCGGCCAAATCGCTCGCATTGATGGTTTCCCATCCTCTGTCACTAAGGGCCCTGCAGCCTGATATGTGTGTTGATCCACACAAGGCGTAATGATCAATGGGGCCTCACCAAACATTTTCGGAGCACGCTTGTACGCGTCATAGTACAATGCTGCTGAATCTAGGGGCGATGGTATCTTGGCGTGGTTGAAAACGCGTTCGATTTGCCCTAGATTGGGCTCCTTGCATTCTGATGTTCTTATGAATGCTGTGGAGAATGTCGTGCTGGGTATTGTGCACGATTGAAATTCTCCTAGTTTGGCTATGCTATAAAAGCACTTAGTCGTTTCGCCCTCCTTTGCGGTGTAGCGCGTGAAGGCGATTCCGGCGTGGTTGAATTTGCGTCTGGACAGGCGCTTGCCCGGTATCCAGCGCGCAAAGGGTCCATACACTTTGCGAATCGGGTTCAAATAAATGATACGCCGATCTTTGGAAACACTTATTTGTTCAATCAGATAGAAGACTGAGTAAAACAAGTGATCGACAACCAGATGGTCGGTGTCGAAATCCCAACATGGATGTTGATAGCGAGCCCCACCATTGATAACTGTTTCAACAGTATTATCAGCATGAGTGCAATACACAGCATTTTCTGTTGGCCCGGCAGGTTCCAGTGGTACAAATGTGTACATAATGACTGGTGCGCCTGTAAGCTCACGACGAAGGTCAACATAGTAGTCGACATCTGTCATCGTTATGATGTGTTTCTCTGTGCTTTTGGTGTAGCTCGGTTTCATTTGCAGGTCTTTCGCTGTGTAGTAGTACCTTGAGCCAGCTGCTGCTTGAACGCGCTGCGTTTTGCTCATTGATACTGAAAAGGGTGTTAGCCCTACACAGCGTGCAAAATGATCCATGAAAGTGTTGGCCTTGCATCTTAGTGTGGCTGCCTCAGGATGGCTATGGTTTCTCGGGGTGTTGTGAGCCATAACCAACAGGCAGGTTTCATCCTTAAAACGTTGCCGCAAATCCGGCATGATCGCAGATGAACAGCGATCGATGATTAACGTCTCCAGGGGCACTATGATGCGCGTCGTGCAGTAATGCTGCAGGCGCTCTCGCTGGTAATAGGCAAGAGCGGCAGCACATGCAACCACGGCAACCTTACGGTTGCAAACCTTAGCAACAGCATCCCTGATGCTGCTTCCTAGTCCTACTAGGGTTCCTTTAATTATCTCAAAAGAAGTTTGTACGTTATTATCCAAAATATTCTCAGCGAACATCTCTATAACGGGTTAAACAATTTTAGTTTCGACCTTTGTGGGAGTTGTTCTCAAAGGTGGGCTACTAGCCTCTTTAGTAAGTGTGTCGCGTGTACGCGATGTCTACGAAAACTACTATTAAATATTTATTTAGTAATAAGTCAAATTCTTAGTTTAACATCATATTTACATTAATTGATACTGATTAATGCCTCGGATGTGATTTTGGTGTAGGTTGTAGCCTACATGTTGATGGCTGCCAAAGCGGAAGTGATTGCACTGACTCCTGCACCAATGGTGCTGCCTAGTGGGCCAAAAGCTGGACCCACAACCTGAGCAGTAGAACCAATGGTCTGCAAGAATCGCTGGAAATGACTTTGTCCGAGTGGTATGGACACTGGAGCTTTCGCTAGGTATTGATCAGCGAGCTCTTGACTGACACGGTTATCCTTGCCAGGTTGTTTGGCGACAAGGATTGCAGTGGATGAAACGTCTGGTATGACCTCGAAGCATTGCACGAGTTCCAGACGAAATGATCCGTTGACTGCTTTACCGGATATCTCGATGGGTGTGTAGTCATTGTCGTAGAAGGCAAGTGAGCCAAAGGCTGCAACACTCGAAGGGCTTGAGATGAATGCCCTTCCGTTCGCTATTCCGTCATAGCTGTATGAGACGGGAAGCTCAGTCACGTTCTTAATAGCTTGCGTACGATAGTTATTGTTAACGTGACGCAAGACACCTGAGCAGCCAACTTCTGGTCGACATTCGTGTGTGTCGGTAGTGAGTGTGGCTACAGCAGTGCTAGAACTGACTGATGCGATAGGAACGGTACCTGCTGCGTAGGTGGTCACGACAGCGTCGCCAGGTGAAGCCAAAACTTGCGCGCTAGTGTTAGGGCCACGCGAGTTAATGGTCACGGGAGACTCTTTAACGGTCAAGATACCTGAGCAGCTACTAGCAGCACCGGTGTAAATCAACTTCCAGCCCATAGAGATGAGGCGATAGGTGCCTCCAGCAAAGGGTAGGAGTGGAGTTTGTCCGGCGGCTACTGAGCCAGCGTTCTGCGTAGTGCAGAGAGGTATCCAACGAACATCCGTTGCGGAGTCGCCAGCTGTAATGGCAACACCGTTGACGGTGAATCCGCTTGGTACGGAGGCGGAGCCAGTCTTAATCAAAGCAGGGTATGGTATCCATGGCACTACTTTGATGATGAACTGCTGGCTGACTGTGTCGACGGTAAAGTCGCCAAAAGTGCGACAATCGAAGACAACTTTCTTCGAAGCGAGACCGTCATTGAGTCCACCTCCTGCCGTACTGTTAAGCGGATCGAGTCTGCAGCGTAGGTAGTGCATGTCCAAGAGAGAAGCCAACCTCCGGTTAACATTAGCAGCAGGCCTGATATTGTTGTTGCGCTGCGCCAGAGAGTTCTGGACTTGCTCTGCTGTTCGGTAGGTGACTTGTCTGTTGTTGGCTCGTAGCATGTTGCTGCGAGGCCCTCTTGGCTTAGACTGCCCTTTACGATTGGTCTGCGATGATTTTCTTCCATTCGGCATGATGTTTGTTTAGTTTCGTAAACTACCGCGTGACAAGCCGCGGTAGCACTTACTCCTTCTTTTGAGGTAATTTGCCCTTACCTGCAAGTGGTTTAGCAGGGCCAGTTGTTTTGGCGGGGGCCTTCGGTGTGTTCTTGGTGGCACCGGGTTTCGGAACATGGTGGCTGAATTGACATTTGTCACCATATTTGCATGGCAAATTCTTGGCGACAAAGCGGCAGAGGCCGATCTTAAGTTTGGCCTTATCCCTCACCATTTCTGGAATGGTAGTGCGGGGTTGTGCTTTGACAAGCTCCCTACCGACGATGGCGTCGATCACTACTTTGACCTCTGTGTGTAAGATATCCGTTACAAACAGGTCTTCCAGCTTTGTGGCTTTATCGAAGGTGTCCTCGATTCTTGCCACGTCTAACGGGGAGGCGCTCAGGTTGTCACAGACAATCCTGAGGGT